ACAGATACTACAGAAGAGTTGCAGTTAAGAACATCATGTAAGCTAGATGCTTATATTTTTCAAAGACCTCCTCTTGTAGGGGGTCTTTTTTTGTCCAAAAATTGGACAAAAATTTAAGCTTGACATTGTTTTCAGTCTCTGCTAGTATTCTAGAGTATTACAGAAAGACATCAAGCCATGTCCCATTTCAAGGAACTAGATAACTCATTTAACACAGGCATTCCTGAATACATCATCTGTCCCATAGACACAACCCTCCCTTACCAAAAGACAAGATCAGGAACCTACAAGTTTCCTTGGTTTGCTCCTGAAGTTTTGAAGTCAGGTGGATTTTTTGTTCCTGTTCCAGATGAAATATTTGATGCAGGCAAGGGACGTCCATGTCCTCCAGTAAAACGTCTCAAGAGATTTGGATTATTTTTTAGGACATCCAAGCACACTAGGACACAACCAACTGGAGAAGTGTTGAAGGGTTATTACTGCAGGTTGAACAGGATAAAGTCTGACAACCCACTTTACTAGATATAAAGAGATCCTTCTGGATCTCTTTTTTTTGTCTAAATAATTAAAAAGGATAATGACTGCAACAGGATTTAGAAATCAAGTACAAAATAAAAATTTCTTAAGCCCTACTGGGTTTAAATTTATTTTGAATCGTGCTCCTAAAGTAGTATTCTTTTCCAACTCAGCAAATATTCCAGGTTTAAATTTAGGAACTGCTGAACAAACAACATACCTAACAGACATACCTGTACCAGGTGATAAGATACAGTTTCAAGATTTAAGATTAAGATTTTTAGTAGATGAAGATTTAGAAAATTATTTGGAGATACAACATTGGTTAAGAGGACTTGGGTTTCCAGATAGTTTGAAAGAAATATATGATTGGCAAAGTAGCAATCCTAATGCACCAGCAGGAGAATTAAACTACACTTCTGATGGTACAATGAATATTCTTACTAGTTCTAATGTTCCTAATTTTAAGGTGAAGTTTCTAGATATGTTCCCAGTGAGTTTATCTGATTTAGAATTTGATGCTACTGATAGTGATATAGATTACTTGACAGCAGATGTCACATTCAAGTATACTATATACAACATCACTGATTTGGATGATAATATTTTATGAGTATTGATCTTGAATCTATTCAAGAGATGTGGGAGAAAGATGCCCAGATAGACAAAGATAATCTACATGATGAGTCATTAAATATTCCCTCTCTACATGCAAAGTATTTTGAATTATATAATACTATATTCCTTTTAAGAAAGAAAGCAGAACAGCAGCGTAAAAATATTCGCCATGAGCGTTATGAATATTTTTCTGGTAAGGCAGATCCTGATGTTTATATAGAAAATCCTTTTCCAAAGAAGATAAGGGATAAGGATACAATGCAGAAGTATCTTGATGCTGATGAGAAACTTTCCAATTCAAATTTGAAGATTGATTATTATGATACCATCCTTGTTTATCTTGAAAGTATTTTAAAAGTAATTCAGAATAGGACATATCAGATAAAGAATGCAATAGAGTTTATGAGATTCAATGCGGGGTTAGGTTAATGACACGTGGAACTAAATTGGGTCCAATATATACTGGAGATAAACAAACACCATCCCAAGCAAATTGGTATGATGTTAGGAAGGATAATCCTGAATTCAAAAAGAAGAAACAAAAGAAGTCAGCAGAGCAAAGAGCTAAAAAAAAGGAGTGGTGGTTAGAGATAACAAAAGATGATGTATGTTGCGATTGTGGAACTACTGAGTGTTTAGAACATGATCATCGTGATGGCGAAATAAAACTATTTAATGTGGGTGATGGTATATCTAGATATGGAAGAGTAAAGATATTAGAAGAAAGATCAAAGTGTGATATAAGATGTAGAAAATGTCATATGAAGAGGCATTACGGTTGACTTAATAAATACTTCTAGCATAATGGACAGAAGTGACCAACGTTATTATACGAAAATCTAATGAAGTATTTTTACAGATAAAAGCAGAGCCACATATTGAGTATGAGTTAAGAGATCACTTTACCTTTGAGGTAGAGGGTGCAAAGTTCATGCCTCAATATAGAAAGAGGAATTGGAATGGTGAGATACATTTATTTGATCTTAGGTCTAAAAAGATTTATGTTGGTTTATTAGATAAGATAGTATCTTTTTGTGATAGACATGGATATACTTATAAGTTTGAGGATAATGAATATTATGGTCCTCCATTTGAAATTAATTCATCTATATCTAAAGAAGGTGTAAAAGATTATGTTAGATCTATTACTAAGTTTAAACCTAGAGAATATCAACTAGATGGTATATGTGATTGTTTAAAACATAATAGAAGATTATTAGTCAGTCCTACTGCATCAGGTAAATCCTTAATGATTTATTCTCTGGTGAGATACTATGTGCATAAGGGTCAGAAAATTTTATTAGTTGTTCCTACCACATCATTAGTAGAGCAGATGTATAAAGACTTTGAAGAGTATGGTTGGGATGTAAAAAATCATTGTCATAGAATTTACTCTGGTAGAGAAAGAAGTAATTCTAATGAGGTAACTATCACCACATGGCAGTCAGTATATAAGTTAGAAAAATCTTTCTTTGAAGATTACAATGTTATCATAGGTGATGAGGCACACTTATTTAAAAGTAAATCATTAGTCAATATCATGACTAAATTACACCATGCTAAGTATAGATTTGGTTTCACTGGTACATTAGATGGCACACAGACTCATAAATGGGTGCTAGAGGGATTGTTTGGTCCATCATATAAGGTTACTAAAACTGAAGAGTTGATGAGAAAAGGACACCTATCTCAGTTAGATATACAATGTTTGGTTCTTAAACATCCACCCAAGAAGTTTGAAACATATGAGGATGAGTTGCAATATTTGATTGCTCATGAGCAGAGAAATAAATTTATTACTAATCTTGCATTAGATCTAAAAGGTAATACTTTGATATTATACAGTAGGGTAGAAACCCATGGAGCAATACTTTATGAAAAGATAAATAATGTTAAGAATACTAAACGTAAAGTATTTTTTGTTCATGGTGGAGTGGATGCTGAACAAAGAGAATCAATTAGGGAGATTACTGAAAATGAAAACAATGCAATTATTGTTGCCAGTTATGGCACTTTCAGCACTGGCATTAACATCAAGCGGTTGCACAATGTCATCTTCGCCAGTCCCTCCAAGTCCAGAGTTAGAAACTTACAATCCATTGGTAGAGTTCTCAGAAAAGGAAAAGGAAAAGTAAAAGCTACTTTGTATGATGTTGGAGATGATTGCACTTACAACTCTAGAAAAAATTATACTCTCAATCATCTCATAGAAAGAATTAAAATTTATAATGAAGAAAATTTTAATTATGAAATAATCACTATTCAAATAAAATGATGGAAGAAGATTTTTATGCCACTATCAAACTTAAGTCTGGTGAAGAAATATTCGCCAAGGTAGGTTATAGTGAAGAAGAAGACAGAACTTTTTTATTATTAGATAATCCAATTACTATTGAAAGAGTAAACACTAGATCCACTCAAGGTTATAAGGTTGAACCTTGGATAAAAACCAGTAGGGAAGAACTTTTTGTAATTAACATGGATGATGTTCTTACTTTAAGTGAAACCAAAGATATAGAAACTATTGCTATGCATCAAACTTATTCTATTCAACAAAATAATTTTTATGAAAAGAAAACTAAATTAGATAGAAAGATGGGTTATATATCTACTATTAGTGAAGCAAAGAAATCACTTGAGAAACTCTTTAAAGATAACTAACTATACCCTGACCTTGAAACCCTACAGAGTTATTCTACATGTAATTCAATGACTTGTCAACTATTGTGTTGAATGCTATAATAACTACATAATAGATAGTAAAGATATGACACCTGCAAGAATTATGGGTAGAAGAAAAAGATCTGAGCACTATGTTAATAACAAAGAATTTCTTGCAGCATTAATAAAGCATAGAGAAGATATTGAAATTGCAGAAATTCAAGGTAAAGAGAAACCTAGAATACCCAGATACATAGGAGAATGTTTTCTTAAGATTGCTACTCACTTATCCTTCAAACCAAACTTTGTTAACTACATGTTTAAGGAGGATATGATATCAGATGGTATTGAAAATTGTGTACAGTATATTCACAACTTCAATCCTGATAAATCTCAAAATCCATTTGCTTATTTTACACAAATTATACATTACGCATTTTTACGTAGGATACAAAAGGAAAAGAAACAACTTGAGATTAAAAATAAAATTCTTGAGAAGACTGGGTATGAGCAAGTCTTTGAAAGAGATACTCTTGACGATTCTAACTACAGTGATTATAATCAAATCAAAGATGCTGTCCACTCTAAACTTCGTAATTGATGAAAGATATCATTATTGTAGATGATTTTCTTAATGAAGAAGAATTAAATCATATTGCTTCAGCTTCAACTTATAAAGATTGTTCTTGGACAATTCATAATTCTTTTGATGAAAAAAGTGATAATCCACTAAAAAATATAGATTTTAATTTGAGTTTTTTACATAAAGATCTAATGGATAATCAGTATTATACTTCTTATCTTTTTAATAAAATTAAAAAATTTTTTAATTATGATTATAAATTGAATAGTGTTTATTTAAATGGACGTGAGGCATTAAGACATGGATCTTTTCATATTGATAGGGATGCAGATAGAACAGTGATTCTTTATGTAACTCCTTGGGAACCTGCATGGGGAGGTTTTACTCAGTTTATGAAATCTGAAAGAGATCATGTTATAGTTCCTCCTATATTAGGAAGATTAGTAAATTTTAAATCTGATTTGATACATAAAGGATATGCTTTTTGCAATCAAAATTGTCCTATGAGAATAACTGCTGCTTTTAAATTACTATTATGAAGATAGCAATTATAACAGATCAGCACTTTGGATGTAGAAAAAATTCTAAACTGTTTCATGACTATTTCCTAAAGTTCTATAATAATGTTTTCTTTCCTACTCTTGAGAAGGAAGGTATCACCACTGTCATTGATATGGGTGATACTTTTGATAGTAGGAAGGGAATAGATTTTGCTGCGCTAACTTGGGCAAAGGATAATTATTTTGATAGATTAAAAGACATGGGCATCACTGTCCATACTATTGTTGGTAATCATACAGCATACTATAAAAATACTAATGATATAAATGCAGTAGATTTATTATTGAGAGAGTATGATAATATTAAAGTGTACTCTGAAGTATCATCTATAATGGTAGGTGATTGTAATATCACTCTTGTACCTTGGATTAATAGTGATAACAGGGAAATGAGTGTGGCACTTATCAATAAGTCAAGATCTCCAGTGTGCATGGGACATCTTGAGTTGAATGGATTTAGAGCAACACCAGGTCATATGATGGAACATGGTATGGAATGGGATATATTTAGAAAATTTAAAAAAACATTCTCTGGACACTATCATTGTAGATCTAATAAAGATAACATTTATTATTTGGGTAATCCTTATGAGATGTTCTGGAATGATGTAAATGATGTCAATAGGGGATTTCACTTATTTGATACAGAAACACTAGAGCATGTACCAGTTAATAATCCATATAGATTACATCATATAATTTATTATAATGATAATGATCATCAATTATTTGATGCAAGAGAATTGGAAAATAAGATAGTAAAGATAGTTGTTAGACATAAGAGTAATCAGTTGCAGTTTGAAAAATTTATTGATAAGGTGTATAATGCTAATGTAGCAGAACTTAAAATCGTAGAGAACTTTGCTCTACAAGAATCTGCTGAGTTTGAAGCATTTGAATCTGAGGATACTTTGTCAATTCTTAATAGATATATTGAGGAGGCAGAGATAGATCTAGATAGATCAAGAATTCAAAAATTGATACAAGAAGTCTATCAAGAAGCTTGTGAGTTAGTCTAATGTTTATTCTAACAGTAGAGGGGAGAGAAACTGAAGGAGCATACTCAGTCACTGCTGAAGATGGAGAACAAGTTCTTTATCTTTTTGAAGATGAGGATGATGCCATTAGATTTGCTTTACTACTAGAGGATCAAGATTATCCTGAAATGCATGTGGTTGAAGTTGATGGTAAAGTAGTCATCAAGACTTGTGAATTACATGATTACAGATATTCTGTGATCACTAAAAATGATATTGTTATTCCACCAATAGAAAATGATTTTATTTGAAAGAATAAGATGGAAAAACTTTCTTTCCACTGGTAATCAATACACTGAAGTTGAACTTGATAGCAATTCAACAACATTGATTATTGGCACTAATGGATCAGGTAAGAGCACTGTATTAGATGCTTTAACATTTAGTTTATTCAATAAACCATTTAGAAAAATTAGTAAGGGGCAACTTGTTAATACAGTTAATGAAAAAGATTGTAGGGTTGAAGTAGAGTTTTCTGTTGCAGAAACTCAATGGAAGGTAGTAAGAGGAATTAAACCAAATATATTTGAAATTCATAGGAATGACATATGCATGGATCAATTTTCCTCAGTGAATGATCAACAGAAATGGTTAGAGCAAAATGTTATAAAGATGAATTATAAATCTTTTACTCAAATTGTCATACTAGGTAGTAGTAGTTTTGTTCCTTTCATGCAGTTGAGTGCTACAAATAGAAGGGAAGTGATAGAGGATCTATTGGATATTAAAATATTTTCTTCTATGAATAATTTACTTAAAGATAAGATAAGAGTGATCAAAGATGAAATTAGAACATTGGATCTTAAGAAAGAATCTTTAAATGATAAAGTCAATATGCAAACTGAGTTTATGAATGAGTTGGAACAAAGAGGTAAGAGTAGGATAGAAGATAATAATGATAAGATTTCCACTCTTTTTAATGAATCTGATAATTATGTTAGGATAAATGAACAATTAGAATGTGAAATATTTGATCTGACTAAACAGCAAGAGAAAGTAACAGGTGCTACTGAAACCCTTAGAAAGATGGGAACTATAAAGGGCACTCTCTCCAATAAGGTAGCAACCATTACCAAGAAGACTAAGTTTTTTGAAGAGAATACTGTTTGTCCCACCTGTAAGCAAGACATAGAAGAAGAGTTTAGGTTAAATAATATTAGTGATGCTCAAGATAAGATAAAGGAGTTGCAATCTGGTTATCAAGAACTAGAGGAGGCAATTAAAGAAGAGGAGGAGCGAGAGCATCACTTTACAAAACTATCAAAGGAGATTACTAACTTAACGCATGGCATTTCTAAAAACAATACTCGCATCTCTGGGTGTCAACGACAAATCAGGGATTTGGAATCGGAAATACAAAGACTTACCAAACAACTTGCAAATAGAAATACTGAGCATGAGAAGTTAGAAACCTTTAAAGAAAATTTAGAAGAGACGTATAATAAATTATCTACTCAGAAAGATACCATAAGCTATCATGATTTTTCATATAGTTTATTAAAGGATACTGGTGTCAAG